CCACGCCTAAACACTTCCCTAGCGTCTGGCTTACTTTCAAACCAGACAGCAAGCTTCTTCTCCATGTCTTGGCACAACAAGTTTGGGTATAAGTCTTTGGTCAACTCCCATATCGGAACCGGGTCTGCTAACTCCAAGCTTCTCGGTTTAACAAACTTCACACTGTGTGAGGTTTGCGGATCAAACACGTACTCGTCACTCAAGACGAACTTGTCACTCAAGACGGTATTCAGAATCAAATTTAAACAGTACTCTCGTGCTTCTTTCTCTATTTCACTCATCACAACCTCCTCAATGAATAAACAAGGCTAGATACTGCGCCCGTTCGGTTTTACTTAAGCACTCCCAATGGGGTTTTACGTACTGCACATCCCACTCAATCTGCCCGTCACCCGGCATCTCGTCACGCTTACGCCATGTCTTGGCTCTGCGCACTTCGACTGCTGGAATGGTTTTGACTTTGACTTTGCCCTTCAATGCGGCAAGCTGTTCATGTAGTGTATGTGTGATCTGTGTCATGTCACTCTCCTAAAGATGTTGACGGTTAAATACAAAGGCATGTAAAGAAGCACGCTCCCAATGAACGCACTTCTCGCCACGCCCGTGGCTTTCCCCTCTGCTCGTTTTGCAGTCCTGTGTGGTGTTCGGGGAGGGATAGTCAAGGATTGCCAGTCACTTGCTACCCACAGAGATACTGCTTGGGGTTGTCAATCAAGGGGATCGAAGCTCTCTGTCTCATGCCATTCTGTGTGCCTGTCCTCGATTGGATAGTTAGGATCTAAGGGTTACGGTGAACCCTACAACACACAGACCATGCGTCTACTAGACCATGACCTACATAAAGACTTGAACTCGTGCGAATAACTTGATGAGTCCCTACGCCTACTCTGCACCACGGGACTTGGGGAAACCTCACACAGTGTGAAGTTTGGAGGTTTGTGTCGCACCCCGTGGCATTTGACTTTGATTGTTAAAGAGCGAGTCGGAGATGAATTTCCAACTGAGACTCTATTATCTCATACATCTAGTATGTATGTCAAGTGGTTTCTAGTGGTTTTTTACACTGGCAAATGGGGGTCTGTTCTGTATTGTTCTGAATTGTTCTGTCTGAAAGTACGGGTGAAATGTGAATAAGATCATGGTGTTGGGTGCGATAGTGTCATTTGTTCTAAATGTTCTGTGAAAAGCACACACCTTCCGGAGTTCTCTTTCTCTGACAAAGTAAAAGAAAGACTATTGTAAAAGTCAAATGTTCATGTTCCTGAGTAGGTGTGCTTATATATATTTTTAGAACATTACTTAATTTATAGGACTTTTGAGAACAAGAACACGTGCAAAATCAATGACTTGCATATTGTACCTCGCGTAAGAACAATTAAGAACATTTACAATCGGTTATGCTTATAAATCAATGACTTGCTCATGTTCCTTCGAGAGAACATGGAACTTCACACTGTGTGAAGTTTGACAATGACCTGCCAACTAACCCACAAACTCTTGCTGGAACTGGTTTCGCACCGCCCGCCCTCGCTCACCCACGCACGTGCAACACGTTCTCACCAACTTCGCATGACGCGAGTGCGTGCCCCGCGCCCGCCAACCCTCACCTACCAATCTGACACCAGTTCCCTAAAAAATTTTTAGGGAAAATCAGGGCGAAAAAAAAACCCCGCCGAAGCGGGGTCTGAAGGGTGGTGCTGGTTACTCGGCGGCGTCGTCGGCGTGACCTGCGTCGTCGAGTGCGTCGATTAGAAAAGCCGCTAGCTTAGCTAATTCGTCGCCTGAGTCTTTCATTTTATTGAACCCGGCCCGGAGTTTAGCGGCGGCGTCTTTTGCCTTAGCACCTGAGCTAATCGCGATCATGATAGTTCCGCCGCTAGCCTTCGCACCCTTGGCCTTAGCCTTCGCACCCTTGGCCTTGGCAGAGCCGTTAGGAAATTGAAAATCGGCCTTACCGTTAACAGCGGCGCGAATCGCTGTAAGGTAATTATTTTTGGTACCGGCCTTAAGGTGCGCGGGCATCGCGTCATATACAGCCGCCGCTACTGGGCATGTACGGCGCGAGCCGCCGATTTTAACCTTAGCGCCGCGCATGGCCTTTACCTGCTCATTGATCTTAATAGTAGCGGCGCCTAGTACGTCAGCGGCGGCGGCGGCTTGGCCTAGGTTATCGCCGATTATCTTTGCCGATGCGATGGCGTCGAATTTAACGGCGGGCTTAGCGGCGGGCTTACGGCTTGTTTTACGTGTAGTCATTTGTAAATCTCCATTTGGTTGTCTGAGTCACACCATGCGACCCAGTGACTAAAGTATCTCATACTTTTATGAGATTGTCAAATGGTATTTTCATTCGGCGCAAATCTAACACAGTGTGAAGTTTGCCGGACCGACCCCCCATGACCCCCACCCCCCAAATGTGTGTGATGGGACCCGCCCGCTGACTACGTGTGTGTTTTACACATTAGGCTACCCCCCAATGAAATTCCCTATACAGTGTAAAATAACGTATTATGGAAAACCCCCCCTTGTCTTTTCTGGAGTCCCGTCTCCTTTTGATATATTATTTTTTTGGGGGGTCGCGTCGGCTCGGCGACGTTAAATAGCCTGTAGTTCACTCCTGTAGTTTTGAACGAGCAAACCAATCGGCCCCCCCTCCCCTTGCAATATTTCCAGGCATCTGTTAGCTTTCGTCTATTGAAACGCACCCCCCTATAATTTTTTGGAGTCCCGTTTCCTCCGATGCCGTTAGTTATCACACCTGAGATAGGAATACCGCTACCCTTTGACGTTACGCCAGAGGAAGTTGTGACGTTCCGTGACCGTGCTAAAGCAGCATGTCAGACTATTCTTGAGTTAATTGAGTCTGGGGCTAAAGCGCCCGAGATGGACGACTCCGTCTCCCAAGAAGCACACAAATTGTTTGCGGCTGAAAAGCCCATTAGCGTGGCAAAAACACCACCCGCCGTTATTCTTAAATTAGAGTCATTACTCACTACCTACGATCATGAGTTTCTGGATGCTCAAAGAAGGATCACTAACTTTGTGACCAACAGGTTGATGGAAGAAACTGAGAACGAGGACGCCGGAAAGCGACTTCGAGCGCTTGAGATGTTAGGCAAGAAAGTAAATATGTTCTCTGACAAGATAGAAGTCACTGTTAAACAGAAGCCAGCCGAAGAGATCGAGGCTGAGTTGGCTAGACTTTTAGAGCGTTATGTTGGTGAGGCTATTCTTGTGGAAGCCAAAGAAGTTGACGAGTTTGATGAGCTTGATGAGTTAATGTCAAAACCCCCAAGCCCTCTAGAGATTGACCTGGATGCTGAGCTTGGGTTTACGGACGACGAAGAAGTAGATGACGAACAGCCCACAGAACCTCTTAGAGAAGATTAGGGAAAACCCTGATCTATTAGCGTCGCTTCCAAAGGAAGTGAAGATGCGTGTCTTTGAGTTGATGGGTGAGCTTGAGGAACGCAAAGCGTCCCAGCGGTCCCAAGATTCGTTCATGACTTTTGTTAATCGGGTGTGGCCTTCCTTTATTCACGGCGCACACCACAAGAAGATGGCAGATGCCTTTGAACGGGTAGCAGCGGGTAAGATAAAACGCCTAATTATTAATATGCCACCACGGCATACGAAGTCAGAGTTTGCGTCTTACCTTCTCCCGGCATGGTTTTTGGGTAAATTTCCCAACAAAAAGGTCATTCAGACCTCTCACACAGCCGAGCTTGCTGTGAACTTTGGACGAAAGGTGCGAAACCTTGTTGATCAGGACACGTATAAAGAGGTTTTTTCGGGCGTGGGACTTCAAGCTGACTCTAAAGCGGCTGGGCGATGGGCGACTAACAAGGGTGGAGAGTACTTTGCTATCGGTGTGGGCGGTGCTGTCACCGGTAAAGGAGCGGATATTCTCATTATTGACGACCCTCATAGCGAACAAGAGGCTGCTCAAGCGGAAACTAACCCGGAAATTTACGATAAAACCTATGAGTGGTACACATCAGGGCCACGACAGCGACTCCAGCCGGGGGGAGCGATAATAATAGTGATGACTCGGTGGTCTAAACGGGACCTAACCGGGCAAGTATTGAAGGCAAGCGCCCAAAGATCGGGTGAAGAGTGGGAAGTCATCGAGTTTCCGGCAATTTTGCCCTCAGGTAAGCCCCTGTGGCCTCAGTTTTGGCCTTATGAAGAGCTAGATGCCCTGCGAAACGAGCTGCCGCACTCAAAATGGATGGCTCAGTACCAGCAGAACCCCACATCCGAGACTTCTGCTATTGTTAAACGCGAGTGGTGGCAGGTTTGGGAGAAAGATGACCCCCCAAACTGTGATTTCACACTGATGTCATGGGATACGGCATTTGAAAAACACAACCGGGCTGACTATTCGGCCTGTACACACTGGGGTGTGTTCTATCATTTGGACGATACGGGCACATCACAGGCCAATATCATCATGCTCAACGCATTTAGAAAGCGTATGGAGTTCCCTGAGCTAAAACAGTCAGCGCTTGATCATTACAGGGAATGGGCACCTGATTCAATAATCATCGAGAAAAAAGCTTCCGGGGCACCACTAATATATGAGATGCGGGCGATGGGTATTCCTGTTCAAGAGTTTACACCGTCAAAGGGTAACGACAAGATCTCTCGATTAAATGCTGTGTCTGACTTATTTGCTAGTGGTAGAGTGTGGGTTCCGAATACTCAATGGGCTGAAGAAGTGATCGAAGAGGTTGCAAGTTTCCCTGCTGGTGACCACGACGATTATGTTGACTCTGTTTCCCTTGCGATGATGAGATTCCGTAGAGGTGGATTTATTCGCACGCTCCTTGACGAAGAAGATGAACCACGCGAATTTAGACGACGTAATACATACGCATACTATTAAGGACACATTATGGCTATTGATAAGGCCCTGAATCAGGCCCCCCTTGGACTCAGTGAGATGGTGGAGGATATGGAGCCTGCCATTGAGATCGAGATTGAAGATCCAGAAAGCGTAAGTATCAAAGCTGGTGGGTTAGAGATTGAGATTGAAAAAGAAGACATGGATGACGAGTTCAACGAGAACTTGGCTGAAAATCTTGAAGACGACATTCTTACGGAACTTGCTGGCGATTTGCTTGGGGAGTATCAGTCAGACATCGACTCCCGCAAAGACTGGGTACAGACCTATGTAGATGGCTTAGAGCTTCTGGGTTTAAAGATTGAAGAGCGCACGGAGCCATGGCCTGGGGCTTGTGGTGTGTACCACCCCCTGTTGTCTGAAGCCATCGTAAAGTTTCAGTCCGAGACAATCATGGAGACTTTCCCTGCGGCAGGTCCTGTGAAGACTTCTATCCTAGGTCAAGAAACTCGGGAAAAGGTCGAGGCAGCTCAGCGTGTCAAAGAAGATATGAACTACCAGCTCACCGAAGTTATGGTTGAGTACCGGCCTGAGCATGAGCGTATGCTCTGGGGCCTTGGACTTTCAGGTAATGCGTTTAAGAAGGTTTACTTCGACCCGAATTTAGGGCGGCAAGTATCTCTGTTTGTACCGGCTGAAGATATTGTGGTGCCCTATGGGGCGTCTAGCCTTGAGACTTCTGAGCGTGTGACCCACGTGATGCGCAAGACAAAGAACGAGCTGCGCAAACTTCAGGTCATGGGCTTTTACAAAGACGTTGAGTTAGATGACCCGACGGATACCCTGGACGAAGTTGAGAAAAAGATTGCTGAGCAGATGGGCTTTAAGGCATCTCAGGATGACCGGTACAAGCTGCTTGAGATGCACGTGTATTTAGATCTGCCTGGGTATGAGGACAAAGACGAGAAGGGCAAAGAGACTGGGATTGCTCTGCCTTACGTGGTGACAATAGAAAAGGGCACGGAAACTGTTCTATCCATCCGTCGTAATTACCAACCTGACGATCCTAATAAGCAAAAAAGGGATCACTTTGTACACTATGGCTATATACCTGGATTTGGCTTTTATTGCTTTGGCCTTATCCATCTCATTGGCGCTTTTGCTAAGTCCGGCACCTCGATACTCCGTCAGCTTGTTGATGCTGGTGTGCTGTCTAATCTTCCTGGGGGCTTTAAGACTAAGGGCCTTAGGGTAAAGGGGGACGACACTCCAATTGCTCCAGCAGAGTTCAGGGATGTGGACGTAGCCTCTGGCACGATCAAAGACAACATCATGACGCTCCCCTATAAGGAGCCTAGCCAAGTTCTGTATACCCTGCTTGGCACAATCGTTGAGGAAGGCCGACGCTTTGCTTCTGCGGCTGACCTTAAAGTCAGCGACATGTCGGCGCAGTCTCCTGTGGGGACGACTCTTGCCATATTAGAAAGAACTCTAAAGGTGATGAGCGCGGTTCAAGCCCGTGTTCACTACGCCATGAAGCAGGAGTTCAAGCTTTTAAAGAACATCATCCGTGACTACACACCTGAAGACTACGAGTATGACCCGGTTGAGGGGCCGCCTCGTGCGAAAAGATCCGACTACGATATGGTTGAGGTCTTGCCGGTATCGGATCCTAACTCGGCAACCATGTCTCAAAAGGTTGTCCAGTATCAAGCAGCCCTCCAGCTAGCCCAATCTGCGCCCCAGTTGTACGACCTGCCTTTGTTGCATCGCCAGATGCTTGAGGTCTTGGGGATTCGTAACGCCTCTAAGTTAGTGCCTATTGAAGATGACCTTAAGCCAAAAGATCCGGTATCAGAGAATATGGACACCCTCAATGAGAAACCCCTCAAGGCTTTCATTTATCAAGATCATGCGGCGCATATTACGGTTCACATGAGCATGTTGCAGGACCCTGTAACGCTACAAATTCTTCAGCAAAACCCCAAAGCCCAACAGATTGCAGCAAATATGATGGCGCACATCATGGAGCACTTTGGCTTCCAGTACAGGAAGAACATCGAAGAAAAGATTGGTGTGCCTTATCCGGGTCCAAACGAAGAGATGCCCGAGGATATGGAGGTCGAGATTTCTCGACTAGCTGCGGCAGGTGCTCAGAAACTGCTCCAAGCTAACCAAGCCATGATGGCTCAACAACAAGCGCAACAGGCAGCACAGGATCCAATTGTGCAGATGCAGCAAGCTGAGCTTCAAATTAAAGCCGGTGAGCTACAGCGTAAAACACAAAAAGATCAGATGGACGCTCAGCTTAGGATGCAGCAACAACAGATCGAACAGCAGAGGATTGCTTCTCAGACAGAGATTGAAGGGGCCAAGCTTGGTGCTCAGATTGCCCGTGAGCAAACACAACAAGAGTTTAACGAAGCCACCCGTGCAGTTGATGAACAGATTAAAGGGGTGGAACTCGGTCTAAAAATGGGCGAAAAAATGACCCAACAACCTAAAGGCGAGTAAATGGACGCATTAAAGTATTTGTCAGACCAGCTACAGGAAGAACGCAATCGTATAGCGGAGGACCTGTCCGACGGTAAGGCAAAAGACCACGGCGAATATAAATATTCCTGTGGGGTTGTGCGAGGGCTATTGATAGCCAATAGCTACATTGATGAACTTTCTAAAAGGTTGGAACAAGACGATGAGTGAAATACTGATTGGGTCTACAAGCGATCCAAACGAAGCAACAGTACTGCCCGAAACGCCAGAGCAAAAAGCAAAACAGCTTCCAGATCCGTCTGGTTACCGTATTCTCTGCGCCATTCCTGAAATTGAAGACTCTTACGACAACGGTTTAATTAAATCTGAGTTAACCATGAAGCATGAAGAGCTGTTAACTACGGTTCTTTTTGTTGTCAAGATGGGTCCTGATTGTTATAAGGATAAAGATAGATTCCCCTCTGGGCCATGGTGCAAGCAGGGTGACTTTATTTTAGTTCGTCCCCACGCAGGAACGCGAGTCAAGATTCACGGGCGGGAGTTCCGCATTATCAACGATGACGCTGTCGAAGGGGTTGTAGAAGATCCCCGAGGCATTAGTCGCGCATAAAGGAGTTAATCATGGCTGAAGAAAAAGAAGTTCAAGGGCAAGAAATTGACATTGAAGACAAAGAAAAGGATTTTGAGCTTGAGATAGAGGACGATACGCCTGAGCAAGACAGGAATCGTCAACCTTTACCCAAGGAAATGGTCCAAGAGCTTGAGGAAGATGAGCTTGAAGAATATTCCGAGAAGGTAAAAACCCGTCTCAAGCAGATGAAAAAGGTCTGGCACGATGAGCGCCGTGAAAAAGAGAGCGCTTTGCGTGAGCAGCAAGAGGCAGTTAACCTGGCTCAAAATTTGGTTGAAGAGAATAAAAAGCTCAAAAGCCGATTGACCGAGGGCGAGAAATCTTTAATTTCAACGGCTACAAGTGCTGCTGAGTTAGAGATGGAAATGGCAAAACGAGCATACAAAGAGGCTTATGACTCGGGCGATTCGGACAAAATTGTAGAAACTCAAGAGAAACTAAATAATGCTGGGTACCGTCTCCAAAGACTAAAAGGCTACCGACCCCCTTTACAAGAAGAAAACAATAGTGTACAAACTCAACCAACACAGGCAGCAGCCCCTCGCCTTGACCCAAAAACGGATAGCTGGCGCAAACAGAATACGTGGTTCGGTCAAGACGAGGAAATGACAGCAACGGCGTTGGGCCTGCATCAGAAGTTAGAGAAACAGTACGGTGGGCAATACATTGGTACTGACGAGTATTGGAACACGGTCAACAAGACCATGCAAAGAAGGTTCCCAGAATATTTTGGGGACGAAGAG